CAAGTGACTGGACATATTCATTTCATTTGATTGCATAATGGTGTCTGGGAAATAAGACAAACATCGATTTATTACAAAGGGTGTATATAATCGTTCTGCTTCTGGACAGTTGTCCAAAGCGTTCTTCTTGGTAGAATTAATCGAATTAAGAAAATCGCCAAGTTTCATCGGATAATATCAATCTCATCCATCTTATTTGCATCCCAAATTTCCATTTCGGTACGCAATCTGCCATCTGCAATTAAATTATTGTATCGATTGGTTGCTTTATTCTTCCACCACCCAATCAAATTATCAAAAGAATATCGGTCGTAATTCTCTTTCTTGATTAATTTATCATCCTTACCAAGAATATAATCTACGGCATTAGCAAAACCATAATCGGTAGTATATGCTCTCTTCTTTGTTGTCAGTCCTTGGGCATGTTTTAGAAATCCAACGAACTCATCGTAGTCATCTGTTCTTCCTGATTCCTTCAAACTTGCCTTAACGATGGATATCATCTTAGTTTGTGTTTTAAGTTTTCTACTCGATGCTTCTTTATGAATTAGGGGCCCGTCATTCTTTTCGGTAAAGAACTTATTCAGTTCTTTGTAAATCTCGTCTGACATTGTAAGTAAAAATTTACTTTCCGTATTTCCACGATAACGAATAAATGGTTTCAACCCATCATACTGACTCGATGGTTTAATACTACCGTAAAGAGATGTAGTTTCAAACATACAAATATCACTGTTCCACTTTTCATTCATCTTCTTTCGAACTTCGTGACTACAACAAATCAAAGACAGAAGTTTACCACCAAGATAATTGAAACCAAATGGTTGCGTTGGCACAATAACAAATCCCATGATAATATGTTTATTTACTTTATCGAGTGGAGGAACTTCTCCAAACAAAACATTTCTTGGTTTGGAATTGATTGTCGGAGAACCCAATCGAATAAATCCAACATACTTTCCTGTGTTGGATTCTCTAACAGCAATCGGTAGACTTTTGCCTGGATTGATATCGTTGGAGTGAGATGAAATGTGTTCAAGATAATTATCCCATTGATTATATGGTAGGTCAACCAATTCAAAATTCATATCTTCGGGAGACATAGAAAAATCTGAAAACAAATCATCATCGATTGAAAATAGACTCATCGGTAATTTGTCGAGTCTTTGCTTCTTTCTCTCACGAAAGTAAGTATCGATTCGGTCAAAACTGCCGTAATATCCATTCAGTCGATTAACAACATAATCTAAATCTTTTCCTTCAAGAATCATCCGAATTTAACATCTTTACCTATAACAGCAACTATTTTTTCGATATCAACAATCATATAATCCTCCACAGACCACCACACTGCTTGCTTGATTATTACTCTATCGCCTACTGTAAACGGCGGTTCGGGCATTTCTATACCTTTGCTATTTATGGGTGGTGGGCCAATGGCCGCTACAACACCTGTGGTATATTTCGGGCCTCTCTTTTGTTGATATATAATCAATCCTTCGTGAGTTCGAAATTCATCTTCCTTGATGGCAACTTTGCCGGCATACGGAATAAATTTCATTTGAATTCACACTCCATCATTAATTGAACTAAACATGCAGTAATATTAATCTCAGGGTCGGCAACAAATGCAGCCTTATACTGATAATCTCCGAGAATCAAGATGGCCATCGGAATGGTTTTTGATTCAAGGTGGTCGTATAATCCATCATATATGGTTCGAAAGATTTTTGTTTGGTCATTGTCGATATTATCAACAACCCACTTACGAACTTCATTAAAGTTTTTTGTCTTCATATTATCCATTAAAGAATCAATACGAAGGTCGCCTGTGGAAGAAAGAATACCAACATCGATTTTTCCTGAAACAGAATATCGTTGAAGTTCATTAAGAACCCTACGAAAATCGGGAAAGTGTTTCATGATTAATTCTGCAAGAACCTTGTCGTTGTATTCGATATTTTCAGTTTCTAAAATTAACTTACATCTATCAAAAACCTGTTCTGCAAGAACCTTTTTCTCTTTGCCGGGAATACGAAATTCTACAGTTGTACATCGTGAATGTAAAGGTTCGATGATTCTATTTTTAAAATTGCATGTTAGAATAAATCGACAGTTCGATGAGAACTCTTCAATAAATCCACGAAGTGCGGGTTGGGTTGACTGTGCATTTGAATAATCAAATTCATCAAGGATGACTACTTTTTGTCCACCAGCAATTGAAACCGTACTTGCAAAGTTTCGAATCTTTGTTCGAAGGGTATCAATATTACCATCCTCGGAACAGTTAATTAGAATATAATCTAACTCAAGTTCATGACACAGTGCTCGAGCCACTGTTGTCTTTCCACATCCTGCACCGCCCGACAAGAGAAGATTTTGCATCTCTCCTGAATTAATAATTTCTTGAAATGTTTCTTTAATAGAATAAGATAGAATGCAATCTTTGACTCTTTGAGGACGATATTTTTCGACCCACAAAGTGTTTTCAATAGTTTTCATATTATTCTCCGTAGTGAGAATCAGATTCCATAGCAATATAATACTTCAAATCGATTGATTTGTGATTAAATTGTGATACAATCTTTTCTGTGATACTTACATCATAATCGCCGGGAAGGATTTTAAGATTTTCTACCTTGAAGTAAAATTCGAAATCCTCACTTGTTCCAAGTTCGCCCAAATCAATAGAGTAACTATTACTGCCACGGTCAGCCTTATCCAGAGCAACAAGTTGTAAAACCTCGCCGTCATTTCGGACACAGATATCAGGAACCTGAAGAACTGCAGCCGCCTTTTGGATTTCATTGAATTGTTTTTGAGTTAATTCAAAAGAAACAACAGGTTCCGGCATATTAAGTTCTTTTGTTGCTGACAACAAAAGCGATGGGTCAGAATAATGATATCGAACAGATGCACCACCGCTTTCACTGATGGTCACATACTTTTCTTCAAACATCAATTCGGGATTATTAAATAATGAAATAGTTCCAAGGAACTTGTTCAAATCCCAAACGCCAAACGGAATATCAAAATCTTCAGACACAGTTGCTTCTGCCATGATATTTTTCATGGGAGATAATGTCTTGATTGTATTTCCTGTTTCGACCAGAAGGTTCGTATTAATTGTTGCAAAGTTTTTGAGAATGTCGAATGTATTTCGACTCAATTTCACTGTATTCATAGTTGTAGTCATTCACCAATCCTTATCTAAGGTGTCTCCATACCAATCGTTTATATCATCGAGGTCTTTGGAACTACGCAAGTTGTTTCCATAGTCCTTAAAATCTCGAAGTATATGTTTAGTGTCCTTCCGCTTTCTTCGGGACTTACTTTTCTTTTGACTACGAGCCGAACTAATATCATAATAATCTTCGTACTCGTTGTGTGTTTCTTTTTTGTTTTTCTTACTCATCTCAAATATCACGCATGTATTTTACCACAAATACACAAGATGTCAAGTGTATTATTTTGTATTTGTGTGGGCATCAAACAAACTCCTGAATGTTTTCCATAAGGTTCCGCAATCGTTTTTCAATAAAGTAAGAAAGGATTTTACTTCCATCAGTTTCGGTAGTTTTATTGAACTGAGAGAGTACTTCTTCTTCTATGTAGGAGGGAATCATATTAAGATTAATCATCCTATTATTTCTATCATAGTTTCTATTTTCTGTCCACTTATGTAATTCTTCTCGAATCATTTCTGCCTTTTTATTTCCACATCCCGTTTGTCGTTTTCCTTCTGTCACGAACACATCATCATCTGAAAGGATGTTGGGTATACCATCTGATGCATCACCCTTTATGATATGGTCTACAAGAAATCGTTCGGGGTCACTACAAACCAAAAACGATTTCTTCAACGGACTGTATTGTTTAACATTAGGATATCGCTGTAATTGTTGAAAATCTTTGTCGTTTGAAACGATAACAATATTTTCTTGCAGATGATATTGTTTTGCAAGGATACCAATAATGTCATCTGCTTCTGCTCTGTCCACTGTGATGTTTTTGAATGGAAATATTTCTTCTACTTCTTCACGAATCGTATTCAAACATTTATAAATTACATTCCAGTCAAACTTAGATTCTTTTTGGTCTTTCCTGCGACTAGCTTTATAGTGTGGGAATATATCTCTTCGCCAACAATGCGGAGAGTCGTTTGCAATTACAAGTTCGCCATACTTATTCTTGAATTTATTTCGATACATTCGATATGTGTTCAATACTAAATGCCTAAGAATATCTTCATCAACTTCTCCATTACGAATGGTTGTAAAAATAGCTGCTAAAATAATTTGGTTGTTATCAATAATAATCATTTCTTTTTCTTCTTTAGTTTTTTCTTGCCTCGTTGAACAGCATCATGAAAACATTTTAGTTTTTGGTCTGCGTGGCTTCGCATCCAATTGCGGTCTTCTTTGTTGCCATTCGATTGCATCCAAAAAGCCAGTTCTATTAGAAATTCACTTCCTTCAACATATTTTCCATTAAAGAAAACTCGTACCCGAAGGTCTTTCCCCCGTTCAAAAAATGGATAGTCTTCTTTGGGTGCTAGTTTATATGTACGAATTGAAAATTTCGAAGAGATAATTTCCAGACCGGCTTTCATATACTTCTCGTAAGATAATGATGTCTTAGGAGAAACTCCACTCGTCCACTCTCGTTCAACCTTTTTTGATTGAACTTTCTTTTTGGTCTTTTTCTTGGTTTTGTTTTTCATAACATTTTGCTGAAATTATTTTGTTTTTCAAAGGTCATTTGGTTTGGAAATTTATCAGCCAATTGATCTGATTTGTGGCTGATTACGAATATATTACATCTTTGACTTAAAGAATGTATCAATTTTAAAAATTCTTCTGTACCAAAAGCATCGAGCGACGAATCAAATACTTCATCAAGAATTAAAAGATTTGTATTTGCACTATTCTTTAATCTAGCAATTTCTCGCCATGACAAAAGAAGTGATAAATCAATTCTCATTTTTTCTCCTTCGCTAAATGACATGTAACTAAAATCGTCACGGTGTCTGCTCTTGATGGTTTCATTGAATTCTTCGTCTAATGTAAATTGAGCAAAGAAGTCCATTGAAGCCAAATATTTGTTGATGAGTTTATTCATCATAGGAAGATAGTGTTTAATGATTTTTGATTTGATACCGCCATCCTTTAACAACGAAGTGGCAATATCATAATAATACAAATCTTCAATTCGTTCTTTCTTTTCTTCCTGTTGTATATTCATATTTTGTTTGTAGGTTGTGAGTTTTTCAGTTTCACTTTTGATTTGGTCTTGGTCTTTTTTAATCAGTTCAGTTTGTTCTACTAATTTTTCCATATACCCAACGGCTGCACTAACCCACCCATTCTTAGAAGAAATGTCATCTTCCAATGCAGTAATTTCAGAAAGTTTGTTGTCTACTGTAATGGAATGTTCTTGTATTTCTTCGTAATGAACAGCAAGTTCTTCCATTGCATTTTCAATTTCAACCAACTTATCTTTCTTCCGTTCAACAGTTTTAATTACATTGGTATTTGATTCATCAATATCTTGTGTACAGGTGGGACAAACTTCATTCATTTCAAAGAATAAAATGCCCTCTTCGGCTTTTCTTTTATTTGATCCTAGTTGTTTCTTTAGAACTTCAACCCTTCGAATCTTTGATTGTAAATCACCATACGATTTTATTTCTTTTCGTTTGTGGTCTGATGTTAATCTCAAGTCTTCGATTTTGGTTTGATGGTTTTTAATTTTCTTCTTGGTTTCTAATATTTCTTTTTCGTTTTCTGCGGAACTTTGTTCTGATTTCTTAGATACATTTTCGATATGAGATTCTAGTATTTCGATTTTTTCTTTTAGAACTTCGATGTTAAATATAATCTCTCTGTGTTCTTCTCGACAAGTTGATATGTGGGTTTTAAGAATCGTATTCATATCAGAAAAGATATTGATATCCAGAATATCTTCAATAACTCCACGCCGGTCTGATGTACTTAATTGCATAAAAGGAACAAAGGACGAACTACCTAAAATCACAACTTGTGTAAAAGACTTATAATTCATTTTTAGAATTTGGTCTTCCAACATTCGCTGATAATCTTTTGTCTTGGCATTTTGGTCGAATAATTCCCCGTTTCGATAAATTTCAAATTTCTTGGGTTTTATACCTCTGATAATTTTATATGAATCATCACCAATTTCAAACTCTACTTCCACCCACAAGTTTTTCTTGTTTATACTGTTAACCAATTGCGGAATATTAATTTTTCGAAATGGTTTTCCAAATAACCCAAAGGTGATAGAATCTAATAATGCAAAAGATTTTCCATGACCGTTATTCCCTGATACAAGAGTCATAGAATGTCGGTCTAATTGTATTTCTGTAACAGCGTTTCCGAATGAACCAAAGTTTCGGAAACGAACTTTCTTAAAATTTATCACTGTGAAAGACTCTCCGTGTACAGGTCTTTAATTATCTTCTTCAACTTTCCTGTGTTTTCAATTTCTTCCATTGTATCAATCTCATTCAGAATAAGTGTCAGTGTATCCTTGGACATGTCAATAACATCCTCATCATCAATTTCTTGTTGAATTATGTCTTCAATAATTGTGAGATTGCCTACTTGTGCATTATACAGTTTATCTAAGAACCTGTCAAACAAATAAGGACTTCTTTTATATCTTACAAAAACTTTAACTTGCCCATTTTTATATTTTTTGAAATCGCCGGACTTAATCCAATCTTCGATTTTTTCTGATTCACTATCATCATAATCGATAGCATGAAACATCCGTAATGGGTTTTCAATAAATTCAAGAGTTCTAGTTTCTGTATCAAAAACATGAAATCCCTTTCGGACATTTAAATCCGTAAAAGTAATTTGATACTGGGCTCCCAAATAATAAATGTTATCTTTATTGCTCTTTTGATGAAAGTGTCCAGACCAAACTTGTTCAAATCGTTTTAACGGTTTATCATCCATCCCACCATCATGTCTAATGCCGGGCACAATTTCATAACCATTTAATTCAAAATGACCCACAGCAATAGGACATGCCGTAGAGTCCAATAACTTTAAACACTTGTCTTTGTTTGATTTATTTATCCACGGAACCATAACAAAACCTTCTTTATCTAACCACAGTTCTTGTGGTGTTTCGATGATATTAAAGTTTTTGTAACGGTTACCTAACAATTCACGAACAGAATTTAGTTCGTTAGTATTTTTGTAATAGGTATCGTGATTACCAAGAATAATATGAGTTTCTATACCGATATCTTCTAACGGTTCTAGAAATCTTTTTCTGGTATTATTAAGTGTATTGAAATTTACAAATTTCCTTCTGTCCATCAAATCGCCCAAGTGAAAAATAGCGTCTATTTTATTCTCTTGGATGTAGGGAAAGAAGGTTTCTTCAAAAAACTGAAAGAAGTAATCTGCAAATATTTGGGAGTCCGCTCGAGCCCCAAAGTGCGTGTCATTAATCAGTGCTATCTTCATTATCTAAAAACTCGTCTAGGCTTCCTTGCTTTTTTTTAGTTTTCTTTTTCTTTGGTTCGAACTTTTCAATATCTGTTGGAGACAATCTCATCATGTCTGCAATTGGATTATCGCTATTTGTTCTGACCTTTAAATTTTCTTTAATTGAACCGTCAATATCGGTTATTTCCATCATTTTGTATTTGATGTAATTTTGTTTCTTTTCTTTTTGAATTCTACGCAGGAATGCATAATAAATTATTTGAGTAAAATATGAAAATGGATTTTTAGATTTATCAGGGTCGAAATTACTGCAATACATTAAACAGTTTTCGATTCCATCCCCTATCATTTCTTCTCGATAGGGATAATTTATAAAGTTTGGTCGCCAAGCCAAATTTGTTGCAATGTCAACAAAACATTTTCCAATATATTCGGTAACAGGAGGTTTATCTTCCCCTTGTGCCTCAGCATTTTTTACTTGTTCTTTCCATTGTTTCATTGCCGCATAAAATTCTTTATTATCAATATAATGATTTACTTTCTTTTTAGCCATGATTCATTCTAGAACCTCCTTCCATATCACATAGTATACACCAAAAATGTACTATGTCAAGTTTTTTTATTTAATTTTGAATTTTGTTCTTGCTTTGTGGCTTGCCAATGGTATTATCTCATTGTAGCCGTTTGTAGATTTAAATAGGTTGCCAGCCTTAAGGCTAGAGATAATCTTTGGGGTCGATTGGCCAATGTCCATAATGATTTCCGAATTCATCGGGGTCATCAAATTTTTCTGGGCAATCGTCATCAAAGTCCCAATCATCTTGAGTGATTGTTTGTGTTTCATCGGTGTGTGCATCAATCAATGTCATTAAATCATTTAAAAAATCTTCAGTAATTGGCAATTGTAATTTATTCAATTTTTCCATGATTGAAGCTTCATCCATTATGTCTCCCTCTTGATTTTTTATATCTTCTAAAAGTTCTGATAAATCTGCTTCTGAGAAGTTATTCATGGCATCTTCAACCATTTTTGAGATTTCATTTTCTTTGAAAAGGCCGGGAGCATCGTCATGATTCATTCTGCGTTCATACATTTCTGTAATTTTTGGATCGGCAGTACTGGTGTGTAAAACACGGTTCTTTTCTATAGTTGTAGATAAATCTATTGAAAATTTCAACCAATCTCGAAGGAATATAAATTCCTTTGAATTCATGGGGTTTTCACCCATCATAAATGCATTAATTGAATATGGTCTATTTACAGTATATTCTTTATCGTTTTCGGAAACTAGATTTCCGATTACGCTTTCTCCTGATAATAGTCGAAATATTACTGGGCCCTTTTTCATGTCTTATCCTTCCGAATAAAGATTTATTGGTACTACACGGTATTCAAATTTTTCAGATTTGTATATCTTAAGTCGTTCATATGCGTGTCGCAATGTATGATTATTCCATTTTTTCCAATGAAGATCATCTGCGATATCATATAGTTTTGCTTTATCTTTGTGTTCTGACTTTCTTAGTTGCCTTCCTATACTTTGTAAGACTCTAATCCTACTTTTTGATGGTGAAGAAAACACGATATTGTGTAGTCTTTTTATCGAAATTCCTGTACTAAAAGTTCCGTATGAAGCAATTATAATTGCGTTAGATTCTTTCTCTGTAATTTGACGAATCTTTTCTCTAACTTCAATATCAGTCCCTCCGTACACGAAAAATATATTTCGATTTTTACACTTGTGTTCCATTGTTTTACATAATGGTTTACCGTGTTTTGAAACAAACTGAAATAATACTAATGTATTCCCCTTTAACTTATTACAGAGATTACAAATAAAATCATTTCTCTTAGTATTTGAAAGAAGATAATCTATCTCCCCTTGATATGTAGACCTTTTAATTTCGTTGCGTATGTATTCTGGATATTTTAACAGGATACAATCTATAGAAAAGTCACTAAGAAGGTCTTTTTCAATTAATTTTTTAGTAGTTGTTACTTTAAATATCGGCCCGAATAGACCTTCGATTACGAGTTTGTGGGTTTGAGTTCCGTCCAGTGTTCCTGTTGTGCCGAATCGGTACGGGCACTCTTCTAGTTTGGACATAATGTTTGTCAAAGATTTGGCTTTGAACAGATGGCATTCGTCCCCGACAACCATTGAAAATTCGTTGAAATAAGTTTTTGGTAATTTGTAAATACTTTGCCATGTTGAGATAACCACCCTTTTCTTTTTAATAAGTTTCTCTCTGCCAGCAAATACTTTGTGACAGTTTTTCTCTACATCCCAATCTGATTGGGAACTATAATCTGCAAAGTCATTATACATTTGGGTTACAAGTGATGTTGTTGGTACGACTATCAATACCTTTTTGTTCGATTCAATATGTTCAAGGTAATATCTCATCAACATGTAAATTATTAAAGACTTTCCTGATCCAGTGGGTGAAAGTAATAAACATCTTTCGCTGTTTACTGCATACTCAAAAGCCATAGATTGGTGTTTATGTGGTGAAACTGGTTTATCAGATATACGGATATCAAGTGAATCAATAAATTCACCGAAGTCGTTTTGTCTATCATTTAGTTGTAGGTCTGGGTCTACTTCGCAAGAGTAGTTTCTGTCTTTAGCAAACTTAACAACATAGTCCAGAAGTCCTGCGTATATTCTTTGACTGTGTACATTATAGAGTTTAATCTGGCCGTCCCACATCTTATTTCTAAATGCGGGCATATATTCATGGCCAGGAACTTTAAATGTGAAGAAATCCGAAAGCTCTTTTGCAAGCCCTCGTTCACAGTTAACTCTTATGTTGACTGAATCAACGGGTTGTATTACCAAATCATTCATTCCATTAGTATTTATGCTATGGAATGATGGATTCTCCGTCAAAAAGAACTTTAATGTCTTTTCTCTCAATTCGACCATCCCAATTTACTACATCAATTCCAGCAGCATTCATTAATTCTAGGCCTCTATCGATACTTTCTTTCCATCTATTTGTGGCAAGTTCGTACATTAAATGATGGCCTACAAATTTAGAAATACCGCTTTGAACAATTCCCCTAGCACATTCAGCGCAACACCACCAAGGACAATACATGATTAACCCAGAAGTTGAAAACCCCTTTAATGCACATCTATAAATAGCATTTCTTTCTGCATGTTCAAAGTACTCATACTTTTCGGGTCGTTCAAACATAGATTTTGTTGGATTAATACCATGTGTAAAGGTATTTGTTGCATATGTAACCACACCCTCTGCGGGTGAAACTAATACACAACCAACTTGCGTTACGGGGTCTTGACTTTTATCTCTTGCATATTTGTATGCTTCGGTGAGATATACCCTATCCATAGGATCGAAAGATTCACTCATTGGCCACTCACAAACTTTTTCCATTCAATTGCATTTTTGATATTCCATTGGAGATTGTTAATATTTTTAAGAATTTCTTCGAGATGTTTAATCTTCTCTTCACAATAGTCCATTTTAGAACTAGAAGTAATTAAATCATCATCCGAATCTAAATATTTGTCTATATCTTGTTTGAGGATGTGTAATTGAAACGGTTCCCAGCCCAATTCTTTCAGGGTTTCTTCGTCTAACTTGCCGGTGTAGTACTCCCATTTGACCCTGTATAAGCGCTTGTAGTCCGCCCTAAGGCGTTTGTATACCATAGTTTCATTGCGTAGGTAATTGAGGTACTTATTATGTAATTGTGGGATATTTAACGATGCAATATCCAGTTCGGTTGGGTCTACTTGCAAGTCCCGTTCAGCCTGATTCATTATTTCTTTTAAATCCATAAACAAATTATACCACAAAAAAGTGGAATGTCAATCAATATCCTGAAAGAGTTGTTACAGAATATGTATCGTACTGAAACGAAACATTGGATGTAACGGGGTCTGATGTAGTATCAACACTACTAAATTCTATTTCACCCAGACTTATGGGGAATGCATTTTTAAAATCGATAACAATCTGTCCGTTTGATTGATTTGTTGTCACTACAACAGACAAATCAGAAAATCTATCGGCCGTTCGTACCATACCTGTTTTCTTACTTTCGTTTCTAACCGATAGTTGGTCGGTAGGAGTTATAGATGTCATCCAATGATATATTTCCAACCAGTTTGCCATCTTTTCATCTACAACAAAATTTAATGTCAAGTTTTCAAATGATGCTTTGCCGCCAGGCATATGAATATCACTAAATGGGGAATCTTGTGTGATAGAATCAATTGATATTGTGGGAAGACTTAATGATTGACAGAAAAAGGTTAAATGAGGGGCTCTCCCTAGAACAAATTTATAAGATGTAGGAAGAAGTTGATTTGTTGTTTTTGGTTGACGAGACTGGGCATTGAGTTCGAGTCCACCTTGACCAGAAATATTATATTCAATTGCTCCAGAATATGTTACACCTGTAGCGGTATCTGTAATAACATTTCCCTGATTTTCACCAGTTCCACCTTGGGTTACTGTTTGTACCATAGTGATATCTCCATGTTCATTAGTATGTATGTCCCAAATAAAACAGGGGTTCCCGAAGGAACCCCTGTTTGTTAAGGTTTAATTAACTACTGGAATCAGGAATCAGTACCATGAAGGTTATTGATTTTGAATACTCTGTAGTATTGGTTGATACGAGCAGCAGCTGAAGCCTGTGGGTCGGAAGTAATCGCACCAGCGGCAGTAACCACGAATGGGTTATTTACCAGACCGTAACGAGTCTTGAATCCGATTTTCGGCTGGAAGGTGTTCTCACCAACGGCACGAACCATTTGCAACGGAACATACGGGCAGTAGAACATACCAGCATCGTAAGGGGAACTTCCCTTATAACCGACACAACAGAAGTTCACTGAGGTAGCATATGGGTCAACATAGACCTTCATGTTACCAAGAGTACCGACCATAGTGTTGCCAGTGTCATCGACATTCATGCCTGGGTCGAAACTAGGCGAGAAGTCAAGAACACCACTCATCGAAAGAGCAGAAGCGACATCTGCGGAACAGATGACGAAGTTACCCTTACCACGGCGAGTGTCTTTAGCAATCTGGTTTGCTTCACGCTCGATTTGGAAGACCAAACCACGGAAGCGTTCTGCACTCCAACGGCCGTCAGAGTCAGCATCCACATCGTAGATACCACCATTACCACCAGATGAACCACCGATACCAGTTGCGGAACCAGCAGCAACAAGCATCGAAGCAAGGTCACTGTGTTGAGCACCGAGTTTTGCACCAGCATAGATGGTACGAACGACTTCACGGTTGATTTCAGCGAGAATTTCAGTGCTAAGAATATTAGCAAGTTCAGTCTCAGCGTCAAGTCCATGAACAGCCTTGAGGTCTTGTGCGAGTTCAGTAGTGTACTCAGCTTTGAGGGCACGACTCTTCGCAGTAACGGCTGTCTTCTCGATTGAGAATGTCATTTCTTGGAATTGCGTAGTTGCAGAACCAAGAGTTTCAGCAGTAGCAGTGGTCATTCGTGTACCAACAGCATCCGCACTCATATCAGAACCATCTGCATGGAAGATTGAGTCAACAGCGGAACCGAAGATGTCTGCGTTAGAAGCAGTTACACCTGCGGAACTTGAAGTTGCGGCTTGACCTGCATATCCGATACGAGCTTCGTTGAACATTGCTTCGTTGTCAGAAGTGCCGCCACCAGCGACTGAGTAGTTACTCTTGAGAGCAAAGATAAGACCAGTAGGGCCTGTCATTGGTTGGACACCGCAAACATCGTATGCCATAAGATTGGGCATTGCTCGGCGAACGAGCGAGATGAGAACAGGGTCAAAACCCTTACGGGTGCTATTGTCTGCTGAACTTGATACTGCAGCGAGTTGTCCACCGAGGTCACCTGATGTTACAGTTGTTTCGTGAAGGGGTTGAAGAGATTCGCCAGCTTCTTCACGAAGAGCACGCTCTTCGTTTTCAAGAAGAATGGCAGTTACATTCTTACGATAAGTATCCTTGATCGCCGGTAATTCGGGGTGTTCAAGAATCGGCTGCCACTTATTTTTGACAGCTTCTGATAATGCTTGTACATTGTCCATTAATAGACTCCTTTTTAATCTAATCTATGTATAAATTAGAGTTTCTTGATTTGATCTGAGATGGCAGTTGCATACCTGTCCATCACACTATTCCCCGAAGGTGTAGCAGATACAGCAGTATTTTCTTCTACTTCTGAATCTTCCGTAACAACAGAAACAGCATCACTGAAGTAACTTTCACGGAGAACCGTTAACTTCTCTTTATACTGTTCCTCTGTTTCAAATTCAATACCTTCGGAGAGGGCATTGAACTTTTCAATTTCTGTATCAACAAGTCCCTTTGAAACTTCAGCAAAGATTTCAACACATCGTGCTTCAATCAATCCTTTTCGGAGTTCCACATTCTTTTCTAGGGAATCGTTTAAATGTCCTTCTAATTCTGAAACTTTACCAACGAGTTCTTCGAGAAGATCAGTCTTCTCATCAGGAACGCTGATATAATGAGACTCAAAGAGTCCATGAAGTCCAGTAAGGAAACTTTCTGCGAGTTCACTCTTAATGCCAAGTTCGAGAGCGAGTTCATTTTCTTTCATCCACTCTTCTACGACATAACCGAGATAATCATCGAGTTTCTTAGAGAGCTCTTCTTTGGTAGTTTCGATGGCCTCATCGAGCTTCTCTGCGTACTCTGTATGTAATTCTTCATTGATTGCGTTGACTCGTTCTGAAACGGCTGCTTCAAAGATAGTAGTTGCCTTGGTTCTAAACTCTTCAGAAAGTTCTTCACCACCGAAGATAGCATCAACATGCTCCTTCATCTTGGGAGTATCAATTTTTCCTGAAGCATCAGATGCAGACATCTTAGGTTCTTTCATTTTCTTCTTGCCTTTTGGAGGTTCGGTTGCTTTGGCGCCGGGCACTTCAGCATCGTCAACATCGATAATAGTTTCAGCCTCTTCGAGTTCGTCCTCGTTTTTGGGTTGTCCACTATGAACATCAATTTCATCAATTTTTGCTTCGTTTGCGAGGCCAGATTCTTTCTTAAGAAGTTCTTTGATTTCCTCTTCGGTCATCTTTGCCATCTTTTCAAGAGTTTCTTTAATATCAGACTCCTCGGCTTCCCGAGCGGTCATCATTTCACGCACTTTTTCCATTTCTTTAGTCATAGTTTTACTTTCCTCGACATTTTTTGTCTTAACCCGCTCAAGGATGTCTTTTGCGGTTTGGATTGGATCGTTTGTATTGGCCATCGATTGAGCTCCTTTTAGTGTCCTATCTAGTACTTATTTATAATTTCAAATATTTCGAAGTCTATTTAAGAAATTCTCAAAAGCATTTATCTTCGCTTCTTGTAGTTCTCGGGCAGATGCCGATTCAATAGACCTTTTATATTCTTCAATTTCAACTGCTTTAATGATACCATTTTCCCAAATCCATTCTCGTCCCTCCATAACACCTTCTACAAAAGCGTCAGGAGCAGACGGGTCAGAAACGATATCTACAGCCGCAAGCATGAAATCTTTTTGGACTTCATTAATTCCATTCTTATTTTTTAGTGATCCCATTCCACGGGATGAAACACCTAAATTAGTACCTTCGTCAATTAAATTCTTGACGATTTTTCCATATGGTGTGTCCATGATTTTTGCTTTACCAAGGACATCAGTTCCTTCAACACGAAGTTCTTTAATAAGGTGAGATACTCGTTCTAAATTTACCGTTGGGCCTTCGGGATGACCAAGTTCACCCATTGCTCTATTTTTATCCACATATTCTTTAACATACCGACCAACTTCTTTCATTAATGTGTCTTTTGGATATACACGACCATTTTTGTTCTTCTTTTCGGCCTGCATAAAAACACCCTCGATGAAGTATTCTTTCTTTCCGTTAGAATCTTCACAGATGAGTTGAACATTTTCAATTGTTTCGGTTATAAGTTTCATCAGTCTTCTTCGTTATCGCCTTTCCATTCTTTATCGACATAATTGAAGAATTCTTTCTTCTTTTCTTCGTCTTCGAATTCATCAGGAGATGAAACACCAAACTTATCTAAAGCCTTTTTAAAGAACTTTTGATATTCGGTTTCTTCTTCTACTTCTTCGTCCTTCTTTTCTAAAAGACGGAAACTTTCTTTCAGGTCATTGATTCTTACATCAACTTTTTCAAGAAGACATTGGTTGATCATCTCACGGGCTTCAGAGAGTTCATCAAGACTGACGGCATTAATGATTGCTTTTTGTTTAAACATGTGTAGTTCCCTTTTAGGTTTCATCCTTATTTATATTTTTCTCGTCTTCGGACGATTTTTCTTCATCTTTTTTCACGGGTTCTTTTTCCTTCAGAGTAGAAACATATTGTTTTGCTTGTTTTTCAGCAACTTTGGGGCCAGGGAATAGTTCCCACCTTTTTCCATCAACATGAACTACAATAGGTTTTGTTGGGCCTAATCCCAATTTCTTTAATGTAATTTCATGTCCTTCATGTTCAATTGTTTTAAGAAAATATTCTTTTGACATTGCGGGGTCAGCAAGGAGAGAATCATCTGCTCCACCGTCAATTTGAGGGCCTGCCTCTGCTTCTTCCTCTTGTTCGTGAACACTTTGCATAATAGAAGATTTCTTTTCTTCTACTTTGTCAACAATTAATTCACAGATTCTCTGCTCAAAGTCTTGTTTAAACCGAGTGATATCTCCAGATTCCAGTGAATCAACCATGTTAGATGAGTGAATAGTCATTAATACATCTCCGATGCGGCGTCGTTATACATTCCTTCTTCACGCTCACGAGCAATTTGCCTGTCCATTTCTTTAACTTCTTCGTCAGTTTGTCGGAGAAGATTTTTACGAACAAATTCCAATGAATAGTACTTACCTATGTATTCAGATGCGGTTTCTAAAATGTCAAAACGATCTCTTAAAATTTCAGTTTCTTTGGATTCTGCAAAATAAGAGTCTTTTAAATATTTAAATTGAATGTCTTGTCGGATAGCAGTAAAATCTTCTTCCTTCATTACACCCTTTAAAAGAAGTTGTGATCGTAAAGTTTCAATGAAGAGTAGTGAAAATCTATTTCTCAGTCTATCAATAAACTTAGAAAATTTAAGTTCATCACGACTAATTTCAGAAGCACGGCCCATATTGAATCCGTTATCTGCTTCTAATCTTGTGGATGGAACATCTAATGCTCTATAAAGTTTCTTTTGGAAGTATTCAACATCTTCCATTTCACCAAGGTTTTGACCACCATCAAGTGTAGAAATTTCTGTACCTTTACCACCTTCTCTTCGTGGTAACCAGAAATCTTCAAGCATGGACATGTGATTAGCATCATCTGCAATTTCACCAGTGTTTGCATTATACACCAGTTTATTACGATAACGATTCATAATATCACGAAGATATTGTTCTGCCTTCATCTTTGGAAGTGAACCAACATCGATATAGAATATTCGTCTTTCGGGAGCACGAGCAATTCTGTAGATAACAACAGAATCTTCAATCATTCTTAATTGATTAAGTGGTTTGATTGCTTTGTGTAGGTATCCAACAATTCTTTTATTCGGATAGTCATAAAGTCCTGAGTGGGTGTATATGATACTGTCGGGATAAATCTTAAGATTTGTTCCAAACCCTTCATATGGATTACCTTTATCATTAAAAATGTAATATTCAGAATGTCCTGTTATAAGCGATGTTTCACCTGAGGCACCACCTGGCCCTTTAAGAGACATTTTATCTTTTTTAATCTCTTTAACTTTTCGAATTTTAGTTGGGTCGATAGGACGAAGTTCTTGAATACCTTTTTTTGGATGTTTTTCATCGATAATAGTGTGATAATATAGCCGACTATCAATATACCATTTTCGGAAAATCTCATCACCTCTCCGATTAAAATCTAAAAGGTGAAGAATTTTATCAAACTCTTCTGTCATAGTCTCTTTGATATTATCAGAAAGTTCAACATCGTCTAAAACTAGTTGAACAGGTGGTTTTGATTCGGTTGTAATTACGGCTTCGTTAACAATATCGGCAACTGCAGCATCGACTTCGTGATGTAAAATCATCGAACGATATTTGATAATCATATCAATATCGTTTTTAATCGTTCCGTCTAGGTCAACATATTGACCATAAAGACCGCCGGCTTCAATAAGAGCCGCACCATCATCTGCTTCTGGTGGAGCAAACGATTTAATAGGAGCAGTTGGGGCTTCTGGTTGTGTTTTATTTCTACTTACAGAAAAACCGAAAAAGTTAATTGCCATAATATAATATCCTTGATTTTACAAGACGGGGAATCCGTCAGTTAGTCGTATCAGACTCCCAATGGGAATACTCTAATGTCACTTCAAATTGTTCAATTTCTGCTGTAGCGTCATAACTTAATTCAATTGAACCGACCGATGAAGGCCAAACATTTTCGAAAGTATAACTTTTGATTACATTTCCTTGTCCATCCAACTGGTCAACTGACGCTCTTTGGAAGAGGTCTGAGAAGACATTGTTGCCGGGAACTCGTTGAACATTACCAACATGTGTGTTGATTGCATCCGACCAGTTTTCAAATGTATTACGAATATTAAAATCCGTGTCATTATAGACAGTTAAAGTCCATGCTTCAAAAGTTCTGTTGCCGGGAATTTTTAATGTTCTTCCACGGAAAGGAATTTCTCCCACTTCAATAGTCGAACCTGGCAAAGATGCCGACCGTGCTAAGAATTGAATCTCCTCGGCAGCATCTCCCTGTTGGTTAACTACGGCAGGAAAGAATACATTACAGCGGAAGAGGTTAGCACGAGCGCCTCCACCACGGAGTCTTCCTTTAAATTCATCAATACGCATAATTTCTCTCCTTTAATTTAGCCTGTTAACTCTGAGAAGTCCACGCCAGTACGGGTTGCAATGAAGTTAAGTTGAATGAAGTTAATTGAACGAGCAGGTTTCACATAAATGTCTGCAACAAACTCATTTCTATCTATAACCTCTCCAGTGTTGTTTGATTCGTCACACACAACTTTGAAGTCGGTGATACCTCTTCGTCCTTGAATATCACGGAGGAAGGGTTCAACCATATTTCGGAATTGTGCTCGAGTGAATGAATCATTAAGTTCAAAGAGTTGGAATTTAGCAGCAGTTGCGATTGCCTTCTCAAGAACAATGAACAATCTACGAACATTAATTCGGTCGAATGCACTTGGTTTTACCTGAAGTGTTTTATCACCGAAGAGTACAACACCTTGGCCGGGGAAGGAAACAACTGGGTTGACTCCTTCTTTATAAAGTGCATCACGATGTGCTTTTCTTGGATTGAATGAAAGTCGTGTGATTCTCTTGATTTGTCCTCTGTTGAATCCAGCAGGGGAGAACCAAGGGTCAGCAACTTCATCAGTCCTTACACAAAGTCCTGCAACATCACCATTAAGGGGAACATTGCGGAAAACATCGTTGTAACGGTCGAATTGATATTTGTAACCACTATCAAGAACAGCATACGAAGAACTTCTGTTCAGTGTCGTGTTTCGATATGTGATAACATTATCTTTTTGTGTGGTAGTGTTCAGAACATCAACAACATCTGATGACTGTGGTGAAAGGAATGCAACGCAATCTTTTCTCTTGTCGCAAACTTCGTCAATTAAGAATTGACCATTTGCGGCATTACCAGGCCCACCGAGTAGAAGTGAAACATCGACTGTTTCTGCATCTTTGAATAGGTCGTAACCTTGGTCAACATCAAGAATATCATTGTTAATTGCAGCTGCGCCGTTGTCATCCACACCACCAGCAAGTGCTGAATAGTCTGCTGTGTCATTCGTTCCGAACACACTTCCACCTGTCAGAGCAGAACCCCATGCGGTGTTGGTACTACCAACATGTCCACCCCAGTAGATGTACTTAGAAGCCTTGTTAAGTTTTTCTTTGTAGTAGTTGACTCCACCTTGGTCTGTTCGTGCATTTGATGCCTTAGACATAAATGGCCACGCTTCAAGAACGGTTCCTTCTGTACCAGACCACTTACCATCTGCATCATAGACAACTACATGAAGTTCATCGAGTGAAGTTGCATTGTTGTTCTTTGTTGACCAATCGGATGTGCCGGGAGCAGAGTCTACATTATTGTAGAATCCCCACTTGCGAGTTACAGTTGCGCCAGCAGTTAGTGCTTTTGTTAGTGCAGGAGTGATAGTTGCGGTCGCTCCATGTGCAGCAGACGAAAGAGCAGTAACTTTTACGGCATCATGTTCGCCTGTTGTAGCATCAACAATTACTAGAGCATCTCCAACCGACAGCGAGCCGGTCGAACCCAACCCAAGGTGGAGTGATGTTGCACCGACTGATGCAGCTGCACATAAACCTTGAACACCCGAAAGTGAACTTGAGAATGCAGCAGAACTGTCACAGGTTGAAACCTTTAGACTGTTTCCTAGAACGCCGGGATATTTAGCAACCCAATTGTTCGAAGTAAAGTTACTGATACTATCGTAGTGTTCATCGTTGTTGATTAATAGTCCTGCGGCATCACCAGCATTCTTTGCTGCTGCACCACATACACGGACTACTTGTAGATTATTTCCATAGGCAAGGAAATTTGCAGCGGTGAAGAAATATTCGTATGTGTCATCATTTGGATCACCAAAGAGATCACGGAGATTTGCTTCACTATCCACAAGTATTCGTTGTTTGGCTGGCCCCCATTGGAATGCACCAGCAATACCGCCACTTGTAGTGGCCACTGCTGGGATTATGGTGGTCAGGTCAATTTCTTTTACATTTACGCCTGGGCTGACTTGGAATCCCATATTATCTCTCCTTAAAGTTAACTCGTCTGAGCGGGTGTTCAGAGATATTTATAATTTGCAACAATTCGACATTTACCATTTAAAGTCATGGTCACGATCATCATCTTTGCTGATACCATACCATGCATCTCCATCAATATCTATGGTCGGCCCATTTTCCATATTAATGCCATCATCTATAAACCCGAATGGAGTTAACTCATCTTCTAATTTTTGTATTTTCTCTTGGAATAGATTCTTTCTTAAATCAAAGTTAGTTAAATCTTTAAAGTATGATTGGGTTGTTAACCACCCAAAAAGAACCAATGTCATCATTAAATCGTCATGATGTCCTTTTTCTGCCTCATATGAATTGGCTTTTGCTACAAAGGAAACCATTTCTTCGATTGTATCAAAATCTTCAATAATTATTTTGTTTTCTTCTACCATAGATTTTATGATAGAACATCCCAGTCTCTTGACTGCTTTTGTGGTTCTGACGCCCAATTGACTTTGTGCAGAGCCAAATCCGCCGTCAAGAGTTTGACCTTTTCTTCCACGAACAGATGTAACAAGAATATTATCATATTCTAGGTCGTGATGTAAGATATCTGCAACTTGAGCTCCAATATCATTAATTTCAATAAGTGCATGTGCTGTATTGTATTTGTTTCCTACCATAAAGACAGCATTAGGCAAAACCATAGGAGACATTTTATTATTTTTGAAGGTACACACCACTCTATATGGAGTTTCGGTGATATCAACAACAACTATTGCATGATAATCAATTTCTTGTCCTCTTGAAACATCAACGCACATTACATATTGGTGGTCTTCTTTGGACTTTTCGTATATTTTAAGACCATCATCTGTTTTTTCAATTGGTGTCTTCCATGTTAGACACTTGAGTTTTTTGGGGTCAATAAGTGTTTGAGTACTACCAATGAAGTCACATTCAAATTCACATCGGAATTGTTCTTCGCTTGTATTGGCAATAGTTTGTTTCTTCCACTTTTCGTCCCGGCCGGGAACTTGATTCCAATGAACTTCTATCGGAATATATTCACTTCGTCCTTCTTCTGCATCAATCCACATCTTATAGAACATATTAAGTCCTTTAGGTGTTGATACGATTAGAACTTTGGTGTCTTTACCAGATGAAATTGTAGGATAAACCGAACTGAAGAATTCTTCAGCAACACCTGGCGGAACATATGCAAATTCGTCAAGGAAAATCATATTGAACGAACCACCACGAACTGCACTAGATGAAGTCGCAGCAGCAATAACCTTGGAATGATTTTCTAATTCGATATTAGTTTTATTCCATTCTTCAATGCCCTGTTGCAACCATTTGGGTAGATGTTCATATGCAAGTTTGAGTCGGGTTAAAAGTTCCCGTGCAGTTGCAAGTTTATTAGCAAGAATAGCAACATTCACTTCGGGATTAAATAAGATATAATGTAAAATGTATGCAACAACCGTTGTAGATTTGCCTGTTTGTCGGGGAAACTTGCAAATTACAAATCTATTATCATGAACTTTTGATAATAAGTCTTCTTGGAAATCCCACGGTTCAAATTTTTGAAGCCCTTCATCAAGAGTAATAATTTTTACATATCTTTTAATGAAGTATAATGGGTCGGCCGCACATTTTAAATATTCCTCAACCTGTTTTTTAGTGAATTCTTGAGGAACATTTGAAGCCTTTAAATTGTGGTTACCAAGATAAAGATTACTCTTGTTTGCCATCAACTACCTCTGCATCAATCATGTTGTGTTCTATTTGTTTAACATTTTGTTTTACCATATCTTGCAATTCTTTTGTCGAACCAACAAATAAGGTATTATTTGTGA